AAAGGCATCTTGAGGAGAATTTTCTCCTTCAATTAAATAACGGTCTTGTAGCGTTTTAAAGCTAAATTCAGATAAATACTTATCTCGATTATAACTCAGTTGCATTTAGTGTACTCCGAATAGCCGAGATATTCTCAGCTCCTATTGCATCATCACAGTATGTGATTAAATCCATTAATTCATAATTTTTAAGTATTTGCTCAGAGTTTTCATTCAAAGCCTGAATGTATTTGTATCTGCTTTCAATAGGTGTAGCATCGTAAATACTCAGTGCATCGCCATACTCTTTAATAAGACCAATTGCTCGTTTCGGGCCGATGCCAGGAATACCAGGAACATTGTCGCCTTTATCGCCGGTGAGACACTTCAGAGAAATATACTGCTCTGGAGTTACTTCGTAGTGCTCATTCCAGTTTTCTAATGTAACTTCCTTCCTCGTTACATAGGAAAAACGGCCAACATTCTCAGTAATTAGCAAGTCCCAATCTCGGTCACTTGAAATCAACCAAATAGTCTAACTCGTACTCTTCTCGATAACGTACTAAATGTGCTGCAATATCATCTGCCTCGACTCCTTTAAACCGAAAGACCGTGTAGTCTTCGGCAAGAAGTTCAAGAGTTGCTTCAAATTCTTCAAAGAACTCTTCAAAGGCAATTCTTTCTTCTTCTGTTTGCTCTGCAAACTTATCTTTTCGATTCTGCTTATACTCAGGGTCAAGTTCTTTTCGATATGAAGACGAGCCCCAGTCTGCCGCGATAATCACTTTTTTACAGTCATAGGACTTTGCAAGACTTTCTACGGTTCGTTGATACTCATATCGAAAGTCTGAACGCCCTTGGTGTTTCCACCGAAAGGCGAGGTTCAGAGCATCCACAACTAGAGTACAGTTGGGATTTTCATTTACTAATCTGTCCGAAAAATTAAAGGCCATCTATAAACTTCACTTTTTCTAGTTCCAGCCATTCTTCTGCAAGTGCAACATAGCAGTTTAGCCAGGAAATGTACATATATTTTATGTTTTTCGGTTCTCGTTCGGTTACTACAAAAGTTTTCGATCTATCATACTTGAAAAATAGAAGAGGTTCCTGGTCTCCGCCTTCTGCTTGAATAATCAACTTCTTCCACCAGCGAATCAAATTATTTGTTTTCTCTTGTGTAAAAAGTTTGTCAGAAAGAGGAGAATCAGCATAATTCTTTACTTCAATACAGAAAAGGTTTTTTGCATGAGGTACATACAAGTCTCCTTTTAGGTATTCAAGCGCGCCCGAAGCCGGAACGCGCTCAAACTGTAAATCGGTAAATTGCCGCAACATATCTCTTACTAGATACTCCCCACGAGCCCCTTTTGCTCTGCTATCTACCATTCCGTCACTTGTAAATTCTCAAGAGTTACTAGCTTTTCTTGATACTCGGCCAGTTTACCCAGCTCGCTTTCGATTGCTTGCAGAATATCAGAATGCTCACCAATACCCGCAGGATTATTAAAATATACCTCTAGGTTTGCTTCATGATATGCAATTTTACCTGAAAGGTATGCAGACATTTTGTCCATAAGACTTGCTTTCATACTAGTTCTCCAGTCTGCTGACATTGCCTTTCTTTACCACTTCTACTTTTTCGAGTAGAGGGTGAGTCCAGCCATGACTTACAATATAGGTATTCAAAGGCTCTCCAAGAAGAACTTCTACTAGCTTTTCTCTTCCGTTCTCGTCAAGCACGTTAATCACTTCATCAAGAAACAATACATTGATTCTTGACTTTGAAATACTACTCATAAGTTTGCGAATTGCAATCAGTGTAGCAGTATTTACTCGTGCAAGCTCTCCAGAAGAAAGAGCTAGAATATCTACAATGTTTTCATTGTCAGTAATTTGTACATTCAGTTTATCGTTCGTGACGAGAAACTCAAGTGTAAAACGTCCATCAGAGAGTTCTGCCAAATATTGGTTTGTCAGCTCTTCTAATTCTTTTACTAGGTTTTCAATCTTGTAAGCAAGCAGTCCGTTTGTACTAAATGCTTTCTTCAGAATTTCAAGATTTGAATCCAACTCTTGTTTCTCTGAAAGAAGATCCTTTGCCTTTCCAAGTGTTGCCAGAAAGTCATCAGTCTGAGACTGAATTATTTCGATTTTGGTGTTTTGTCGGGTCCGGCGTTCATTCTCAGTTGAGATAGTTGCCAAGCGCTTCTTTGCTTGTCGTAAACGATCCGAAACGTCAGCAAGGCGGGAGCTAAGCTCTTCTTCGTCCAAAGGTACCGCAGGTAAAGATTGGTCAATGGAGCGATAAAGGTCTTCCCACTCTTTTTGAGTTTGCCGCTTGAGTTCAAACTCTCGGTTGTTTCTTTTGATTTTCTCAATTTCATTATTATTCTCTTGAATTTGCTTCTCCAGGTCTTCGACTCTGGACTGTTCCTCTGAAATGAGATTTTGCTTAAAACTACTGTCCACAGATTGTTCACAAGTTGGACAGTGGTCTCCGAGTTTTTGTAGCTTGGCTAGCATTCGCTGAGACCCCGCTACGGCTGCTTCAAGCTGTCCAAGCTCTTTTTGATACTTATCATAGGACAGCTTTTCTGTTGCAGCGATCTTTTCTACTTCTGCAAGATTAATTTTGTTCAGTAGCTTTTTATATTCGTTGTTCTGAAAAATTTTTTTGTTCTTTTCGGAAATATTTTCAATTTCCATCGATAAAGAACGGAATAGCTTCTCATCTTCTTCCGTCTCAATTTCAATATCTAACAGGGGTAGTATATCTGTACTCTCTAATTTATTTGAAGAAAGCCAGTTTTCCACTGTTGCTATCTGCGCATTGATTTCCGTTATTTTACTACTACTTTCTTTTGCCGCCTGCTTGAACACCTCAAAGAGCTGTACATATTCATCCAAGTGCAACAAATCTATCAGAAACTTTTTTCGATTTGTGTCTGTTGCCGTGAGAAATTGTAAGCTACCAGTAGTGCTTTGATAAACAAGCTGTGCGAATGTTTTGAAGTCAAGCCCAATTACTTCCTGAATCGTTTTGTAAGTATTCGTGGCAGTGTGGCTCGAAATATCTTCGCCGTCTTTTTCGAGCTTGACTTTAATGTTTGTTTTTCGGTCGATAGTAATTTCGTACTGGCTACCGTCTTTTTCAAAAGCAAGGTAGATATTGTAGCCATCGTTTACATATCGGTTGGGAATATCTGCCTTCTTAATGCCTTTGGAGTTTTTATTATACAGAGCTTCCTCAATAATTAACGGTATGGACGATTTGCCCATACCGTTTGTGCCGATGATTTGTGTGACAGTCGTGGCATTGAGGTCTAGCTCGTTATTTGCTCCGTAACTAAAACAATTATTCCACTTGAGCTTTTTGAGAGTAATCATTATAAGTTCCTAGTATATTAGGTATTCTTTCTTCTGGAATCTCGAGAATATAGCTTAGATACTCAACTAGCTCTTCCTCGATTGTCATATCTTTCTCAATTACCAGAGTTGCCTCTGTGTTGCGTTTAATGACTTTCTTGTCCAGTAAGTCAGAATTCTCAATTGCTGCAAGTTCTTGAATATCTCCTTCAATCTCATAGATTGTATGATGATATTCAGTTTGTACCATTTCTTCTGGACTGCGTACCGTTTTCCGAATTAGCTGCGGGAGTGAAAAAGGCTCCCACATCCAGTCCCATGTATTTTCTGCGATTAGTAGAGCACCCGTTGCGACTTCGTTACGATGAAAAGAAGTCGTCATAGGACTGCCAGGATAAACAATATTTCGCTGAGTATTGCTATGAGCATGAAGATCACCGGCAAAAACAACAGGAAAATCTGCAAACCGATCTAAGTCTACTTCAGGCTTTACATGGGGCGGAATCTCTCCACGAACATGAGTAAACAGGGGCATATTTCTATTAAATGCTTCAATACTGTCTTTCTTATGAAGCTCACAGTAAGGCAACACTCCAAAGCCCATTTCTTCATCAATGTAGGAAATATCTACAATATTCACAAGCGGGTTAATATCTCTACTTACTCGCTTTAGTTGAGAGAAGAAAGTCCTGTTCTTTTTCGTAGCTTCGTGATTTCCGTCATAAATGAGAGTTGGAATCTTTACTTCCCGAATAAACGAGAAGTAAAGTTCCAGCTCTTCCATGTTCGGCAAACGGTCAAACAAATCGCCACCGATAATGTGCATATTACAATCAGTACTCATAGAGTGAATCTGATCGAAGAACATACGGTAACGATTTCGAGCCCACTCTACAGGAACATTTTTCTGTCCCAGCTTAATGTGCCAGTCTGCCGTAAATAAGATCATCCGATTTTGAACTCATCTTCCAGAGTTTCGTCGATCTCTTCCGTACCGCCCACGTTATCACGCACACGGTCAAGAAGCTCTTTCTGAGCATCGGGAGTCGGACGAGGCATAACGTCGTCCATCGACTTGAGGTCAGAAATTAGCTCAAGCTCGTCCTCAGTCAGAGCACGGGGCTTGCACTTCAAAACTTGGAGCTGGTACTCAACATTGTAGGGAAGAGGGCCAGTCTTGACTCGCTTGAACTTGACGTCCCAGCCAGTCTCGGGGTCCGTAGGATCTCCAAGATCTTCGGCAGCAGTGATAATCTGCTCCCAGAGCTTCTTCTTCAGATTGATAACTTTGACTTCGCCGTTATCAATGCACTGAGTGGCATAGCTCCAACCACACTTCAGGTCAGGGTAGTATTCACGAACCCAATCTTTTTCTTTGTTGTTGAACCGCTCTTCATTGCGGTCAAAAGAAAGGCACTCTAGCGGAAGCTGCTTGTTGTTTTCGCCTTCGATCCAGTACACATAGCGAGCAAGAATGTCGCCAACAAGACGTACGGAGTTATCGCCGTCACGATACTGGAAAGTAGTGATGCTAGACTTCTGAGCAGAACCTTTGTGTTGATTGAATTGAATAGCCATTAATGTATCTCCTTAGGATTGACTTCTTCGTACAGAAAATGAACAAAGCCATTTTCATCTAGTCGAAGTAGCCTATTGTTGTCTAAAATGTGTTCTGGGTCTGCGGGCATCGCCAGAACTGGTAAAGTTGTGTCTCGAAGTGCTACATAGTTTGCAAAAGGTCTGAGAGCACAAAGACCGATGTATTCTGCAACCTCACGATAGCTGTGTTTATAAGCGTTGTAAAGAAGGACATCTGGGTGTAGCATCCAACTGTTCCCACTAAAATCTTTATCAACATACCTATAGATTCTATCACGCTTATTTCTGGGAACTTGGTTTTCTACAATCATGCGAAAAATAATCACGCACTCTTGTACGCTTCCCTTTGCTTCGTCGTAGATTTTGTCCCAGTTAAATAAGACCATAATTATACTATACTTTTCAACAATTGTCAAGAATTATTTTTTTAAAGTTCTCGTATTTTATACCCTTGCTTCATATAATGACCAATGCGATTAGAAGCTTGTTTTCTCGCAGTATTTCCTTTTAGGTGAATATCTACGATTACAGGGTCACGTTTGTTTTCTTCTTTACGAATGATTCGTCCAATTAGCTGTGTCAGCAAAGGCTCATTGTTTACAGGCGTACCTAGAATAAGACAACTTAGGTTGTTTACTGAAATTCCTTCAGAGAAGATTGCCTGCGTTCCGAATAAAATATCCTTTCGCCCAGCCTTGACTTCATTTATGAGTGTTTCTCTATCCTCATGCGAGACCTCACCCGTAACACAAATTGCATTCTCACCAGCCAGTTCGGCGCAGCTCTTTAAAAAGTGAACTCTATCGCTTACCACCAAGACCTTATGCCCTCTTGCGGCGTAGGCCGCCGCCAGCATGGCTATGGTATGACGATACTCTTCATTATTTGCAAGAGCAGTAACTCGGTTTGCCCACGGAATACGATTTCCGTCCATAAATCGAATCTCTGACCGAACAATGTCTACAGTTGGCACCATGAAGTTTTCTTTTGGCGGCTTAAAGATCTTACTGCCAAAGTAGTCTTTAAACACAACATGTTTGCCATCTTTTCTTTCAATAGTGCCAGAGAGGCCAATCTTGTATCTACAGTAATTTGTATCTATAACTTTAGAAAAAGTGGGACTAGATACATGATGCATTTCATCCAGTATGATAGTCCCAAACTCTTGTCTTACCTTGGGTATGTTTCGGTAGAGAGTTTGAGTATTACCAATCACGATAGGACTGTCAATTTCAAACCTTCCACTACCAATAATGCCAGGCGAAAATCCATAGACTTTTTCTACCTCTTTTGCCCACTGATTTCGTAGAGGAACAGTGTGCGTTATAACAAGAGTTTTTTGTCCTAGCTTTCCAGCAATAGCAAGACCTGTAAATGTCTTTCCCCAGCTAACCCAAGCGTTAATTATAGCATTGTCTTCGATTTCATCATAAACCGCCTGTTGACTTTCTCGGAGTGGAAACTTAAACTGAGGAAAGTCTACAGGCACATGAACCCGCTTATCAACAACTTCATAATCACTCGGTATGAGATCAGTTCTTCCAATTGGAATAGTAACAAGATTCTCACGAATCCGCGACATATTCTTAATGACTATGGGCGGATCGTGTGGGTTGTACGAAGGAATTGTATACGTCAATTCTTTTGCAAGAAAGTCCTTATACTCCTGCGTCACTTCCAGATAGATTCTGTTACTTATGACTGCTTTCATAAACCTAGTGTCGTCTTTGCGGTAATGTAATTCTTAACGAAATCGCTTCGTACAATGTCTTTAATTTCAAAGTCAATAAAGTCAAACTCGTCCATAACCTTGACAATACGAATAAAGTCTTTTAGGCCATTTTTAGGCAAGTCTGACTGCCTAAAGTCACCGCAAAATATGATTCTACAGTTCTCTCCCACTCGAGTAATAATTGAGTCCAGCTCATGAAAAGACATATTCTGACATTCATCAATAATTACAACTGCATTTCGTAGAGTTACTCCTCGTACATAAGAAGTAGTCATAAAGTGCACTAGATTCTTATTTTTCAGAACTTCGTAAGCGTCTCCACGCCCAAAAAGTTCAATGCAAATGTCTTTATACGGCTCTTCGTAGACTGAGGCTTTTTCCTTTTCTGTACCAGGAAGAAATCCAATATCTCGTGTTGATACTGCGCTCCGAATAATGATAAGCCTGTCATACAGGTTTTTTACCATATCATCGAAAGCAAGATAACAAGAAATAAAAGTCTTACCTGTTCCGGCAACTCCATGAAGCACAAGGTTTCTTTGACTATCAAAGACTCGTACTTGGTTTTGAGTTAAGGGCTCAATTTCTTCGAGTGTGAGTCCAGCTCCTGCGAGAGTCTTACTTTTCTTAGGCATAATACTCTTCATATTTTTCTTCGAGTGTCTGCTTTTTTAGATACAGAATACTCATAGAGCACCCAGGGAAGCCCCTTGAGGTGCAGCACCCCCGCCCAGGTATAGTCCGTGGGAGGAGGACGAGGTACCACAAAAGGAAAGTTAAAATCTTTTAACCACAAAACTGATGCGGTATCCTTTCTCTCAACCTTTCGTATTTTGTGGTATTTCAGAGCACAGCTTTCTGTTTTTTCATAGATAAATGGAACTCCATTTGTATCTATAAAACACTTGTGCCCCGACTTAATAATTGCAAGTAAATTGTCCGCAGCACGTTTTAGTGGTTGCAGGTTTTTAAACGGTGTTTGTAACCTGCGTTTTCCTATCGTATCTCCGGGCATATTTTTATCATCTACCAGAAGCTGGTCAACGTACAAAAGTCCATCAACCAGCTCCCAGTTAGATGAAGGGAGAACGTATACGGGAAATTGTATTTTATCAATTTGCCTGTAAGAGATCACCATATAACTTCTCAAACTTACCCATAGAGTAGTCGTCCCCAATATCCCAGTCAGTCCCAATCGGAGCACCTGGAATACTCAGACCCCGATCAAGCTGAATGAAATGGTTCAGCTTCTCCTGGTAGTGTTCAATCTCTTCTTCAGGCACTTCTGCGAGAATCGAGTCATGAACCAGAGCAAAGATACGGGCTTTCATCTTATTTGCTCGAATGTACTCACCCATATCAATGGCACCCAACAAGTTAATATCAGATGCAGCAGATTGTACAAGAAAGTTCAAACCAGAACGAATCGTATGACTACGAATGCCTTTATCCTCGGAGTCTACGTTCGGTAGCCGACGTTTTCGCCCAAAGTAGCTGTACACGAACCCATTTTGTGCGATAAACTTCTGGTTA